TTGGATCAAAGTTTACGATCATGCATTTCAAGGACCCACTGGCAAATGGTACATTGAAAACTCATTGACTACCATTGGTCAAAAAGATCCTGTATCAGAATACAACAGTAAGCTTTGGAATTCAGGTATTGAGGCTAATAAAGAAGTTGCTCGGAAACAAAAACGCCGAACAAGTTATTTGGCCAATGTCTTTGTGATCAAAGATCCTGTCAATCCAGCAGCAGAAGGCAAAGTCAAAATCTTCAAATTTGGTCAGAAAATCTTTGACAAGATTATGACTGCTCTTCAACCAGATTTCGAGGGTGATGATCCATTGAATCCATTTGACTTGATTGAGGGTGCGAACTTTCGAATCAAACTAAAAATGGTTGCTGGTTATTGGAACTACGATGCATCCGACTTTGAACGTTCATCTCCTCTTGCACAAGATGAGACAAAGCTTGAATCAATCTTCAACGCTCAACACAACATTCATGATTTTGTGGCACCCGAGAAATTCAAATCATATGAAGAACTCAGTGCGAAACTGAATGAGGTTCTTGGTTCTGGTTCACAAGAGAATCAGGATTGTAGAACAGAAACCTGCAAAAGCAGCGGCGCCTATCAAACAACTGGTGACTGCTGAAACGTCAACAGATTCTGGTGACGAAGATTTGGAAAACTATTTCAAATCTCTAGCGTCAGAGTAAAAGAAAAGGGGACTAAGTCCCCTTTTTTTACTTCTTAGGTGGTGCATCGGGAACTTTACTTCCCTCCACCTTTTTGTGAGTCTTCACTTCTTTACAGACTTCTTTTTTAGTCTTCTCGTCGTATTTGCAAACTGTCTTTGTTTCAGCAGCAGCAAACGCAGACGAAGCGAAAGCAATAGCGAAAAGTGCGAGTAGTGATTTCATTTAGTTTCTCCTTTTATTTTTCTTCATCTTTTTCGGTGGGTACTATTTTACGACCTGAAGCATCTATCGTTGGTTCTTGTCTTGGTGCAAAAGACACTGTTGGAGGAGGAGCAAAGTTCTTAGCTAAAACTTCGAAAGTTTCTTTGGAGCTCTTTGCAGCTTCCTTCGCATTTTCTTGTGCCAGTTTATGCATTTCTTTCATTGCTTCCTGTTCTTCTTTCGTTGAGCCAGCAAGCATGATACCAGACAGAGTACCAGTTAGAAATGTTGCGATTGGAATGATCAGTTCAAAAAACTTGTTGTCAACTGGTGACATTCCATTCATTGGTTGTGTCACAAAAATCAAAGAATAGAGAACAACAAAAACGATTCCAAACAATGTGAAACCAAGAACACATCCAATGAAAAATTTTAGACGAGCCATTAGCTCATCATTGGAATACCTATCTTCTTTACGTCCTACTGAAATCATTTGCATTCTCCTGGTTTTGTAATTTGTTGATTCTGTTGAACAACTTGTTGTCCGTTTCTATTTCTCTCATAGTGCTTCAAGTCTTCAGGACAAGTACCGTTAGCTGAACAGAAAGGTTTTTGACAAAAAGTCTTCTCCCAATTGTGTGGATCCTGACAAGGATACCGATAGCGTTCTTCGCACCCAGTGAGTGCAAACATTGCTGCTAAAATCAAAAAATATTTCATCAGTGAACTCCTAAAACATGAAGTGCATGTTCATAATGTTTGATGCGATCTTCCAATCCTATGAATCCTCCATTGATTCGTTTGGTCAACATCTTAATGTCACCAGCATCCGCTAGAACATTTAGATTGTTTGCTTCCCAGAACCAACAAGCAGACTGCACACATCCCTCAAAAGTCAATAGATGCTGCTGTGCTTCTTCAACAGTGATTTCAAGACTCTCTGCGTATCTTTCGTAGTTGTATTTTCCCGTCAATTGGATTAGACCTCTTCCACAATACTTCCAACCATCACCTGAAGTTTCTGGACCGTTACCCATACGATTAGCATAGACACGATTTGCGATTGCTTCTTGTTTGTTTGGTCTCGAAGCATAGTCTCTTGCGATTTCATCATCTGGAAAATACTTAGGGAAAATCTTTCTTAGTGTCTCTGCACGATAGTTTAGATTTTCTTTGATAGCTCTAAAATTGCCAGATTCGTGTGCGCACTGTGCGATAAATGCTGCCACTCTTTTTGGTGTGTCGATATCATAGTCTGGCAAAATACGTTCAATGGCTTCAAACCATTCTTTTGAATACGGATTTCCAGGAATCATCTTCTTGAGATGTTCTTGGGTGAACTTAAACTTAAATGACATTTTTTTGCTCCTAATTATCTAGTTAATTTGCTAAAGGATTGTCTAACGCTTTTTTGATTTTCTCGTCCACTTCTCGACGAATGCTTCTCAACTCATTATTAGTCTCACGTTCGTTTCTGTTGACACGCTCGTTTACGCTTTGAACGGTTGCATCAACTTGTTTTTGCATTTCACGAACTTGAGCTTCAGTACCTTTACGTATTTCTTTTATGTCGTTGCTGATTTCTCTTCGAATCGCTGCAACTTCCTTTTCCACATCTCTCTGAGCAGTTTTACTACTTCTTTCAACGTTTTCTAACACAGACTCCGTCCTGCGAATATCAGTTTTCAAGTTTGTGTTAACATCTCTTGTATAGCCAACAACCTTTTCACTGTTTTCTTCCAGTTTGATAATTCTTGCTTCATAATCACTGAAGTCAGGTGCAACATAGTTTGCTATCTTCTTCTTCATGCCCATGTAATCGTTGTAAGTTTCAAACACACCATACAAACCACCAATCACTGAAGATACAATACCAAACGCAATCATCAACTTAGCAGGGGTGAACTCATATCCACCAATTGAGATTACGGTATCCTTGCTTGCATATTTTTTGGTTGCTGCTTCTATTTCATCAACCTTTTTATTAATGTCTACTTTGTCATTCATATTTGTCCTTCAGATCCCATTGACTCTCAATCATTTGTTTCATTTTTCCATCGTTTTGGAGAGCCCTCATTGCTCTTGCGTTATCAACCACTCTTTGATTTCTGTAAATACCTTGATCCCGATAAAACGTAATTTCAGTTATGAACCATTTTGGAATACACATCATTAAAAACTACATTATTGCCAATTATTTGCTTTAGTCTAGCTTCATCTTCAGTGTCAGTAGGCTCTGCTCTTTTTATGCCAAATCTATTGTTTCTATCTGTCACTCTATTTCTTCTGCTCACAACTTCTTGTCTAGCTCTTTCTTCTCTTTCTTTTTCCAACTCTTCGAGATATCTGTTCACACTAAAACCAAAAGATCTTCTGTTGGCAAACTGGTCCCTCATTTCAAAAATATAGTCCAACGCATACTTTTTTCTCTCATCTTCTGAGTTGGTCAAGTCAGGAGGTGGGAGAGGACCATAACTCCAAGATTGTGTCTTTGCGGGGTTCACACCTTCAACGCCATTGAAAAACGATTGAAATCTTTCTTCTCTTTTGGTTGCATTCCCCACAAAACCACTTGAAGCAAAATGATTTGTGACAAGCACGTTGTTCATTGCTGACTTAAAAGTTCCATCTTTGTTAATGGTTAGTTCAATACTCATTTTGTTTGAGGAGTTAGTTGCATATTCACTCATGTTGTACCAGCCATATGTGCGTGAGTTCTCATTACCAAGTGTGAACATAGAACCACCATTACGTGTTGTTAAATCTGTCCAGAGGGGAAAGATTGAATAGCTAAACGGTTCTCTGTTCATCGAGTTGATTGGCAGAGCATTACAGCAGAATGAATATTTGCCAGGGTTTTGAAACGTAACAACACCGTTCTCGTTCATCCAACTGTTATTGAATGTCTTGTTTTGGAAAGGAAAATCAAAGCCGATTGGAACGTTGTAGTTTTGGTCTTCTCCTGTTACTGTTATCTTTGTTGCGTTTGGATTTGTGTTGATGTTTGCTAGTGTATTTGCATTTGGTTGAATGACAACACCCATACCAGTGTTACCAACAGGAACTACTACACCACGTTGCTTTTCAGAGAAGCAATAGGAGAAGAAGGAGAGTCCCCAAACCAATACCATAAGTTTTAGTTTCTTCATCCCAGAATCCCTTTTCTTTATTTTTCTGCTTGTCTTTTTCTATTGCCCAAAGAGCTTTTGCTCTTTCGCCAATCTGACCATCTTTAGGACAAGGCGTTCCAGCATCCATCATTGCGTCAAAAACTCTTTCGTCTTGACATAGGGTAGAAACAGCAGCAACCTTCATGCCCATATCAAACAAAGTCTTTGAAAGTTTCAATCTCTCACAGTTCAAATCTCTGATAGTTTTACCAGCAGAGATACCAAGAATCTGTGTCTGTACTGCACCGGATACACCAGTCACACAAATATCATTACCGCCCTGACTCATCATTGGAGGAGCAATCGCCGTGGGCGGTGCTGTCCTGATTGTTTGGTCAGATCTGTTTTGTGTTGTGGTGTTTTGAAAAATAGTATCAGTGTTCGTATTGTTGTTTGTGTTTAGATTTTTAGTCTCAACTACAGTCGTCTGAGCAAACGCAGCAGAACAAAAAAATACGGACAATAAAAAAACTCTCAGTTTCATAATCTTCCTTCCATAATAAGAAAAGGGAGAAACTGAGAGTTCAGAAGAACAGCGCGTAGTATATTATTTTACATAGTATATGGGATCAGTATTATGCCCCTTTGCTCTTTTATTTATTTTTTAGTTTTCTTTGGAGCTTTCGCTTTTGGTTGCGCTGGTTGCTCCTTTTGTTTTACGGACTTCTTCATTTCAGGAGCGGAAGTCTTTGCTTTTGTAGCCCTGGGCTTTTTTACAGCCTTAGGCTCAGGCGCAGAAGCAACAGGAGCTGGTGCTGGTGTTTCAAAAGACTTCGTGAAAGTCTTTTCTTCTGCTGCTCTCACAGGT